ATACAATGAACAACCCAGCCCAGCAGGCAGCAAAGAACCCCAGCACACCTCTTGAAAAGAATAATAAAGGTAATAGAGCTAGCCAAACATTAGAGCAAATTGATTCTATTGCTAAAACTTTAGAAAATTTTAGAAAAGATACTTGACAATATTAAAAAAAAATTTATATTATAATTTATAGTGGGTAAATGCCCAGAACAAACAGGAGAAATAAACAATGAGTACATTGACAGTTAGAAAAAACAATATGTTTGATACGCTCTTCAACGACGTATTTGATGATTTTTTTGCCGATGGTGCAAGGGTGCGCCCAATCGCCACGAGACAAGCGCAAAATGCTAGAGTATATGATAATGATGAAAATTGGCAAATTGTGTTTCCCGTTCCCGGCGTAAAGAAGGATCAGGTAATTATTAAAGTTGATGATCATGTTCTTACAGTTTCTTATGAAAAGAAAAAAGAGGAGCCAAAGTTTAATTTTGTCTCCTCATTCAGTCGTTCGTGGAACATTGAACGTGATGTGGATGTTGAAAAAATTGCCGCTAACCATGAGGATGGTATCTTAACAATTACTATCCCTAAACCAGACACTAAGAAGAGAGTTGTGCGCACCATCCAAGTAAATTAAGAAAGAGGGGGCGTTAGCCCCCTCTTTCACACTTATTTTGGAGGTTGCAATAATGAATAAACCCTTGTGGAAGGTTGGGGATTTAGTAAAAATAAAACACCACTTAGCAATAATTTTAAAAGTCCATACAAAATCAGGCGATGGTTTTCACTATTTAGTAAGTGAGGGAGATACAAACAAGGCTAAGTGGCTTAGAGAAACCCATATTCAATCTGTTAAAAATGAAGATGGGCCATAAAAAAAATTTAAATTGGTTTGTTCTTGTTCTTTTTATTACTTTTATAACGTGTTTCCAAAATTCAGGAGACCTCAGTAATTCAATTTATTTGTCGCTTTCATTATCTTTTTCGATAACTGCCTTATATCATTACTATAATAAGTTCTGGAAAACTTATAAAAAACACATAAAGCAGCAAAAAGAAAAGACTAATTAACTTGAGGACATAAAAATGAAAACAATATTAAATAATTGGAAGGGGTATGTTAAAGAAATGAGCCAGCGTGGTTTTGATTATGAGGAAGAAATTATATCAATTCTAAATTCTGTGGGGATGGCTGGAAATATAAAATCTGGCGCAGGGGCTTCGGCGGCTGCAGCAGATGCAGATATAAACATCAACGGAGAAATTTATAAGATAGAAGTTAAATTAAACAATAAAGCTCAAATGGGCGGGACTTCAATTAGATACTACCCAATGGCCGATGACGTAAACCAGAAATTTTCCATTGTTTCAACTGCGGTGGACGAGGATACGGTAGAATTGATAGAGCAGGCCTTGGGTGACAAGGTTGATGATTTAAATAACTTGCTTAGTTTTTTAGGCGCTAAACATTTTCCATTAAAGGTAGAAGTTGATAGGTGGCTTGAAGCAAGACAGGCTGGTCTTCTTAGGCCACTGAACGTGAAAATAAAAAGGACCTCTAAGTTTATAGTAGATCACTATAGTAAGAAGGGGATAGATTACATACAGATTGGCGGCAGCGGATTGTTTTACTTAAAAAACAACCCGGCTAATTTACCAATACCACAACTAGAAGGTGAAATTAACGTTGAGGTCCGCCCGGGTAGGTCGGGGTCAAAAACAAGAAAAGATGGGGTAAAGATTGCAGCAGCAGGTATAAGAGTTCAAGCAAGACTCCAATTTGATGGTAAGTCGCCGTATAGTTTAGATAACCCCGAGCAGATAAGGCAGATGATTATACAGGCTGCCAATCAAACAATAGAGCCAGCCTAAGCACATGTTAAAGACGGGAGACTTGGTTTGGGTTCGCTATGTAGTGATCACATCAGGTCATCGGATTCTAGACAAGAATCAATCATGGAAATTAGGAATAATAGTTGATGATAAGCGTAGTCAGCACGGTATATACAAAGTCCACATAATGGAGTATGATATAATACAAAAACATTTTGAGGCAGACTTAGCCCCCGTCAATGTTTTATCAACTACTTATGATATTTAGAGAGGGTTACCGATGAAAACATGGTTGGTTCAAATAGTAAAGGCTTATCATAGGACTGCTGAAATTAACATAGAGGCTGAAACAGAACAAGAAGCAATCCGCCTATCAGAAGATTTGGTTTTTGATGACGACGATGAACACTTTTCAGATTTTGTATTAATAGAACAATTTGTAGAAGAAGTAAAAGAGAGCTAATTATAATATGCTAAGATTTTTAAAAGAGTGGCGACAATTCTTAAAAGAAGGCAAGGGAGACCAGTATCAAATATTTTGTGATATGGACGGTGTTCTTGTTGATTTTGACAATTCTGTTGCAAAATATCTAAACGAATTATTACAAAACGCAGATCAATATCATGATCGTAGTCGAATGGGTTTCTTTATAAAAAAGGTTAGAGAAAAAATTGGAGATAGAGAAATTACCCCAAAAGACTTTAGCTTTCATCACAATGAAAGTGTTAGAGAAGTAGTAAAACTAATGTTTGAGTTGTTACGTTCACCCGGCGCAGGCGACAAATATTGGGCTGAAATGGGTTGGCTGGTAGGTGGCCAAGAATTGTGGGAAAGTATAAAAGAATATAATCCAATTATATTAACGGCCCCTATACCCGGAAGTGATGAATCGAAGAATGGAAAAGTAAAATGGTGTCAAAAGCACCTCGGCGATGTAAAGGTAATTGTAGAAAGTGAAAAAGAGAAGTACGCAAAATATAAAGGAAAGGTTGGAATTCTAATTGATGACCGTCAAAAAAATATTGATAAATTCAAAGGGGCGGGTGGCAAAACAGTAACCCATAAAAATCACCAAGATAGCATTAATAAAGTAAAACAGTATCTGGGAAAGGAAATTAGAAATGATGTCGAAGAAGTTTCTGATTCTTTGAGAGCAATATTTATGGCAGGCTCTCCCGGGGCAGGTAAGTCTACGGTCTTAAAGGAGATCGGAGCGTATGATAAGAAGTATGTTGTAATAAACACAGACCACTTCTTTGAAAAAATGTTAGACGACGCAGGCTTGTCAAAAAACCTAGCACACCCAGAAATACCAATTAGGCAAGAGCAAGGCCGTCTTTTCGCCCAAGCCGCCAAACAGGCTAAACAACTTACTGCCGATTCAATAGAAAATAGAGACAACATCATAGTCGATGGCACAGCAGGGAATTATAAAACAATAGAGAAAAATAAAAACATTTTAGAGGAAAAAGGATATGATGTTGCAATGATATACGTTGATGTAGAAATGGAAACAAGTCTACAAAGAAATGAACTAAGGGGCCAACAAGGCGGTAGATCTGTCAGGCCATCGGGGGTAGAAAGCTCATGGCGTGCCGTTAATCGAAATAAAGAGAAATATGAGGAGTTGTTTGGTTCTAATTTTATTTATGTTAGAAATGATGACGATAAACAACGCCAAGAGGATATACCCACCGCAAAACAAAAATTTGAAGAATTTAGCAAATAATTAATATAATGGCACGTTACGATAAAGACATATCACAAAGAAAGCTGCATGGTAAAACAACGCCAGATATCAACGCACCCAAGGGCATTACAACGCTCATGGCTCCAAATATTGGTGATTTTATTGACAATGAATGTGTTGGAGAAATTATAAAAATCGGCACTGGCACTCTTACCGCTGGAGATCTTTATTTTCTCCACACGGATAGTCAGTGGTACAACACTGACTCTGACACTCCAGCTTATGGTGGCTCGCAGCTTTTAGCGATTTCGGTCGGAACATCGCCATCAGAAGATGGTATGTTGATCCGAGGCTTGTCCAGAGTTGCTTCTGGGAATGTTCAAGGAACACCGGCAGTTGGGAAGCCAGTGTATGTTTCTGAAGATCACACGGCACAATTTGATTTTACTGCGCCATCTGGCACCGGAGATTATGTAAGGATCATAGGCTATTGCCTTGCAATTGAAAGCAGCGATTTTCTTTTACTATTTAATCCAAGCACTGATTTTGTTGAGGTCGCATAATGCCAACAATATCTTCTATGTGGGGCGTTGCCATTGCTAACGTTGCAAAAATTAATGGCATTACAAAAGCAAATGTTTCAAAGTTCCTTGGTGTTGAGGTATCAGCAGCTTTTGTTCCCGGTTCCGCATCTGATAACAACGCCGACGACCTTAAATTATGGTTGGACGCCGACGACGCCTCCACGTTTACTACATCCAATGGCACAACAAATCAGCCAACTGACGGTTATTACAAAATGACAGATGGCTCAGGCAGCCAATTGTCGGATAGTTCTGATG